TGGCGGTGAAATCCGCCCGCTTCGCACCCGCCGTGGACCACGGCGCGCCGTCGAAGGCGTCAGCGGCGTTGATGTCCGCCGCACCCTCGACCTTGATCGCCACCGTGGCCGCGCCCGCGCTCCCCAGCGGGGTGGTGACGTGGATCAGCGCGTCCAGGATCACCGCGCCGGAGGGGATGGTGTCCCCCCGCAGGGTGATGTCCCCGGCCGTACCGCCGTCGGTGGCGAAGTTGTACAGGCCCCGGGCGATCTTGCGTTCACCCATGCCCAGACCGCCGGCCGCGACTTTCTTCGTGCCCGCAATAACAGCCATCAGTACTCCTAGGAAAAGTAGGCGGGGGCGGCGGTTTCGACGCGCCGCCCCCTCGACTGCGTGGCCCTTACAGGCCGGTCACAACACCGAACGCCTTCGGCCGGTAGTGCACCAGCGAGCAGCGCATGTCCGCCCGAATCGCCAGCTTGCCCTTGACGAAATAGTCGCTGTGGGCGTTGGTGACCTGCATGGACACACCCCGGCGCACCAGCATCTCGGCGAAGTTGCGGTAGTCACCCACTACCGCCTTCGTGGCCGTCACCGCGGTGGTCTGAATGACCGGCACACCCCAGATGGTGGTGGGGCCGGCCTCGGCCGGGTGGCCCCAGATGTAGGCGCCGTCGGTGGTGCGCAGTAGCCGGATGGTCTCCCACACGCTGGGGCGCAGGAACACCACGGAAGGCTCCGCGAAACCGTCATCGCGGATCTTACGCATCACCTTAAAGATCGCGTCCGGGATCGGATCAGCACCCAGCGCCTGGGTCTGAATACCGGAAACGTTCTCGGTGCCCTTCAGATTCGGCGGGGTGCCGTCCCCGGTGAGGGACTGGAGGTCCAGGCGCTGGGCGAGCATGAACCCGAGCCGGTTGTTGACGTACCCTTCGGCCTGCGGCACGTCCTCAAGCTGCTCATCGGTCACCGGCAGCCACACCGCGACCTTCTCCACCGGCACGCTGCGCTCGGTGAGCACCAGCACCGCCTCACCGTAGGTGCCGCCTTCGGCGACCTCTGCGGCGTTGTTGGTGAAGGTGGTCTCCTCCATGTACTTGATAGCCGCCTGCGTGGTGACCCCCTTAGGGATCGCATCCACCACCATCGGCGCCGGGCGGGTGGCGATGAGCTCCACCCGGCCGCTGCGGATCTCCTCCGGGTCCCAACCGGCGGTGCGCTCCATCAGCGTCTTGAGGCTGATGTCCAGGTACGCGCTCGGCCCCTGACCGGAGTCCTTCACATATCCCTTGTAGGCGGCCGATTCGATGAACATGCGGCCCAGGCTCTTCCGCTGCCCCGGGATGGTCACCGTGTCAGCGTCGCCCCCACCATCACGGGCAGCGTCGATAGTGGCGCGGGCGTTGTCGGCGGCCTTCTTCACCTCCAGGAGGCCCGCCACCTCCTTACCCAGCGCCTCAATCTCAGCGTTACGCGCCTTGATCCATTCCAGGCGGGCGGTGTTGTCACCGGCCACACTGGTGACCTTGCCCAGGTCATAGTCCGGGCCGGCCTCGGTGAGTACGTCAGCCACACTCTTACGGGCAGCGTCCAGCCGCCCCTGCGCATCTTTGAGTGCAGGGAAAGACATCGCGTCTCCTCGGTTACGTATCGAGCAGGTGAGAAAGGAACCGCAGATGCTGGCGCTCCAGCTCCGCCCGCAGATCCGCTGCGGGCCCTTGGGGTTCCTGCGCGGGCTCGGCCAGCAGCGCGACCAACCGCTTGAGCTCGCCCTCCAGGGCGGTGAGCAGTTGCCGGGATTCGCTACCTAGGTCCTTGCCCTTTTCCTGCCGCATCGCCACGATGTCAGCGGCCCGGTCGATGAGCGCCCGCACTTCCGCCGCGACGTAGGCGGCCTCATCGGCAAAACGCAGCGGCGCCTTCGTGCCCAGGGTGCGGGTATTGACCCCCGCACCCAGCAGCACCGGCGACGCCTCATAGATCTTCAGTTTCTCCAGCACCCGCACCGGGCGGCCATCCACCTCGCCCTTACTGTGCACGTCCGGGTCGTAGCCATACGACCACTGCCCCAGCTCGCCGAGCTGTTTGACCACGTTGAACGTGTCCCGCCCGGCGGTGGTGTCCAGAAAGAACCGCCCAGTGAACACCGCCTCGGTGGCCGTGTTCGTCACCACACCCTTACCGACCGGCAGCGCCCCACCCCAGGAGGTGTGACCATAGGCCGAGATCGGGATTTCCGCGCCTTCCGGGAACGCGCCCCTGCGCGTCACATCCCCGTCGGAGTCCACCACGTCGAAGGTGGCGATCACCGCGGTGACCTCACCGGCGTCGGCGTTCTTGATTTCCCAGCGGGACAGATTTTTACGGTCCACGGCCGTATGACCTTTCTATGCGTCCGCCGCTGGGGCGGGAGGAGGAGTGATGTCATCTGCGGGCGGCGGCGGAACCGGCGCGGTGTCCCCGTCCTGCTCCAGCGCCGCCGGCACCTCCGTCGTCGGCGGCTGAAGCTGCACACTGAACAGGCCGCTGTGATCGAGCAGCCGCCAGTCCTCGGCCACCACCGCACCCACCACACTCTCGGCAGTGAACCCGGCATCCGTTAACGCCCGAATCGTCCACGCCTGCTTATTTTGAATATCGGCCACATCGGAACGGTCATCGCGCAGGAACGCGATATCCCGGTCGTCGTAGGTCAGCCGGTCCCCCACCTGCGGGGGCGCGAGCAGCCTCTCCAGGCAGTGCGCCCCGACCCGCCACTTCGGGCGCATCGTGCCGTCCACGAAATTCCGCTTCGCCGCCGTGTAGTTCCCCGCATTGAGGCTGGACCCCTGCATGCCCTCACTGAGACCGAGGATCACCGGATGCACACGGGCCGCCGCCGCGATACGGGTCTCCCCCGCCCCCTGCGTGCTCTTAAAATCCAACTGCCTCAGATCGGCGCCCACCACCGTCGGGTCGGCGCCACCGCCCACAAACAGGGTCTTGTACGCGTTGTCGGCGCCCTCATGCTGGGCGCGGAAGCGGGCCACGAACGCGTCGAAGTTTTCCGGACTAACGTCCTTATCGAACTTCACGATCGTGCTGAGCGTGGCCCCGTTTTGAAAGAACCGCAGCTTATGGCCGGTGGCGGCCTTATCCGCCTCGATCTCCCGCACCACCGGGGTCATCCACGACATGCCCCGGTAGCGGGCCTCGGGGTCCGGCAGCGGCGCGTAGTGCGCCACCTCCTCCGGCAGCAGCACCACCGCCGGCAGCTTCACCCCGGCCGCCGTGCGCGGCTCATACATGTACGCCACGATCCGCGAGTCCAGGGCGTGCGGCTCATTACTACGCGAGCCGAGGACGATACTCACCCAGTCCGGGCGCATCACCACCACCCGCACACCCGCACCCGACGCGGCCCGACCGAACCGGCCGGCATCATCACAGCGGGTGGCATACCAGTTCCCCGCCACCCCCGCCGTAGCCTCCATACGACTGAGCAGCTCCCCCAGCCCGCCCGGGTAGGCGGTCTCCAGCAGCTCCAAACCGGCAGTCGAATAGATGTCCTGCGGCCGGCCGTCGACCGTTTTACGCCACCCGAACGTGATCTCGGAAAACACCAGTTGCAACGCCACCTGGCAGGCGAAAACGATCCCGTCTGCCTTATAGGCGCCGTTGATGTAGCCCACCGGGTCGTTGCCGATGCTCTCCCGATCCGGTGGAGTCCACGGCACCGCATACGTCAGCTCCGGCGACGCCCAAAACGGCGGCTGCGACCACCCCTTCGGTCCCCGACCGAGCAGCCGATCCCACCACCGCGGTTTCGATGCCACACCGGCCCCCTCATCTTTATCCAAAGGACGCCAGCGGAATCAGGTCCGGACGTTTCTCCACGGCCAGCAGGATCCACACACCCATACACATGGCCACCGCGCCATCAATGTGCCGGCGAGACTTGCCCTTACTCAGAGTGAACCCGCGCTCGGCTTCCCGTTTCACGGCGGCCTTCACATGCCCAGCCAACACCGGATCACCATCGTGGACGATGCGGCCGGCCAGGATCATGTCGTAGGTCAGCCCACACGCCGGCGCCATCTTGTCTGCCTGCTGGGAAAACTCGATGATCGCCACCCCGTCATCCTCAAGCTGCCGGGAAGGCAACTCAAAAAAGCGGGGATCGTAGCCCACACCCCGGAAACCCGACCCGGTAGCGAGCGTACGAATGTAGCCGAACACCTCGACGTGGTCGATGCTGCCGTAGGACGGCTGCCAGATACGGGCCGTCACCGCCACCCTGCCATCGGCCAGCAGCTCAACCCGGGTCACCGCCACACTGTCACGCTTGAGCGCCATATCCACACTCACCACGAACGGGTTCGCCGGGTCCGTCTCCCACCTACCGGCACACGCCGCCCACGCCGCCGGGTAGTCCTTCAGCCAGGACTCCTCGGCCACATCCACCCACGTGTTGGCGAAATACCGCAACCATTCATGACGCGCCATCGAAGGGTCGCCCCAGGCGTTCACCCGGTCGGCGACACTCCACAGCACATCAGCCGCCCCCGAGGCGGCGCGCACCGCCACCGCCCGATCGGCAGGGTCCTCGTAATCGAGCCCGTCGGGGGCCTCCCGCCAGTCGAACAAGAACCGGGGCATCACCGCCGGGTCACGTCGCACCCGCAGACCCAGCTTGTAATACTGACCCAGCAGACTGTTCTCCACATCGAACCCGGCCGTGGACAGCGCCAAGCGGCGCCCAGCGCCACGCTTCGTGCGCCGCTTGAACGTCGATTTCCCAATCACCGTCCACACCCGGGCCTTCCGCGACCCGGGCTCACCCCATTCGTGGAGCTCATCGCCGATCAGCAGGGTCGGGATGCCGCCCTCATTCGTGCCCGCCACCGCCGCCACCCGCATAATCGACCCGGGCCTGCCATCGGCGAAGGTGATCTGGGTGTCATAGACGGTGAACAGCCCGCACAGTGGCGCGTCGGGTACCGACTGGTCCCGGCCGCCGCACATGATGGCGGCGGCGGAAAACAGCAGATTCGCCTGCTCGAAAGACGCAGCGGCGATCCTGATGTTGGGCGAGTCGACCGCGATCTGCGGCGGGCCCGCCATCTCCAGCACCGCGATACAGGCGATGAACTGCGTTTTCCCATCCCCGGTCGCCGCCCCGCGCAGCCCGTCGTTGTAGCGCCACTGGCCGCAGCCAGGGCAGTACTCATACCACCGCCACAGGAACTTCTGCTGATCCAGCCGCAGCCGGATGGGCTGACCGAAGTAGTCGCCCTCACCGCAGATGCAGTACCGCTGGATCCAGTCCACGGCCAGCCCGCCGTGAGACGGCCACAGCTCGCCGGCGACCGGCCGCCAGCCGCAGGCCCCACAGCCCAGCTCACACGTCGAGGGTCCGGGGGTCGACGGCTGGGGCGGCGGGCGAAGCATCACCGCCCCCATAGCGCGCATTCAGCGTGTCCAGGCTCTGACGTTCGGTGACGATGGCGATACCCAGGTTCGTGCGGTTCAAGCTACCGACACCGAGCTGCTTTTCGGCCCGCTCGGCGGCCATCAGGTGCATCTCCGCCAGCTTGAACAGCGGGTTCAGCCGGGGCTGGCCGGTGTGACCGTCCACCAGGGGCTCCAGATCGGCCGCTGCCAGGGTGGTGAAATAGCGGTCATAGGCCGTGATCCATCGAATGAGGACCGCCCGGTCCACCGGGGTGAGCGTGCCAGAGACACGATCAGCCCAGTAGTCCTCCCACAGGCCGGCCGCCAGCGGGGTCAGCCCGTCTGGCGGGTCGAACCGCTCTCCGGGCGCCGTGAGTTCCTCGGCGCGGCGGCCGTTGCGGCGGTCCACAGTGGTGCCGGCGGGCTTCTTCGTATTCCCCATGCTGCGCTCCATGATCACGAAATAGACACATGCTGATGCGTGGCAGGAACTTAACGATCATTCAGTTTCCGCCACGGGAGGTACCTGGGCGAAAGACGAGGCTTGGCGCGGGGTCTCCGCGTGTCCGGTTTGTCCGTCAAAGTGCCCGCCCCCCGCCCCCGGCCGGCCTCCTGACCTGCGGAAACGCGGTTTCTTTATGGAAATGCTTGTATGTCCGGTTTGGGTGTTGTGGGTGCGGGGTAGCGCTGGGCGCATCGGCGGTGATCTATGATGGATTTCATGATCAATCAAGCTTCCTATGACGCATCATGCGCCAGGTCGCCGATCACTGCCACGGCGCAGGGTGGCGCCGTGCCGGGCGTTGCACACCCGACACTCCGTGCGGTAGTTCTCCGCAACGTTCTGACCACCATGGACCCTGGCCACGATGTGCCCACCGGTGAGGTCGGTGGTGCTCCCGCAGATTTCGCAGTACGGCACCCGCTCCACCTGCTCCCTGGCCAGACGGGGGTGGGTACCCCCTAACCCCCGCGCCCCCGCTGAAGGGCGGCGGCGGATGCGCTCACGCTCGCGCTCGATGGCGATGGGGCACTGGGTCACGCCGTTGATCACAGTGTGGATCTCTCCGCACACGCAGACGCGTCGCATGCCGGTCACCTCCACCCGGTGCCCCTGCCCGGTGGCGGGGACTGCCCGGGTGTGGGGGTAGGCCCCCTGTCGTGGGGGGGTGGGGGGTGCGTGTGGCCCCCCGTTGAAAAATTTGTGAGACGCAGGGGTAGGCCCCTGCCCGGGGGGTGGGGGGTGCGTGTGGGTGCCCCCCGAAAAATTTCAGGTCCGGGTCTGCGCTTGGCGGTGGGTGTCTATGTGTGCCCACCAGGTGCTCATGTCGACCTCGGGGGCTATGTCTACCCAGACGCCCTCATCGTCGTGGATGGGGGTGATGGTCACGCGCAGGTCCAGGATGGTGCCGCAGTAGTGGCAGGCCACGCCGTGGGTGATCTCGGTGGGGTGGGTCATGGGTGGCCTGCGGTGTGGCGGTGGACCTGGTAGCCGCACCAGGAGGTGGTGACGTACTTGCATGACCCGCACCGGTAGCGCTCCACCGTGTCTGTGTATGTGGTTGGGGTGGGCGTGGTGCGGGCATGCAAGGCGTCGATGGCCACTTTGCCGCCGCCCAGCCGCCGGGGCAGGTGGGCTATTTCGGCGAGGGTGGGCATGGGTCCTCCTGGTGGGGTGGTGCCCTGCCCCGGTCGGCACCCATCCGCATAGAGCAACCGGGGCAGGGGTCTAGGCCGCCAGTGTGTGGGCGTGGCGGGTTGATTTCGGCGAGCTGCGGGTGGCGCGTTCTGCGGCCAGTACGTCTGTGAGCAGGAAGATTGGACTCTGGCGGGTGCGGCCGATGGGGGTGAGGTTGCCGCGCTCAACCCAGGTGAGCAGGGTCGACCGCTTGATGCCCAGTATTCGGCTGGCTTGGGTTCCTGTGACGGGTACGGCCAGATCCACGGCGCCTCCCGGGGACGCAAAAACGCCCACCGGCTACCGGTGGGCGTCGCTGTCCCGGGCTGAGTAGACCCGGGCGAGTCTAGCGTCATGCGGGCAGAGTTGTTCTGCTGGCAAAAAGTGTCGCACATGCCCGGCGGGCCGTCTAGGGGGTGACCCCATCCCATTGTCTTTCCGGTATCCGGAAACTAGACTGGTCTATGAGAGGAAGGAGCCCGCCATGGCCCCCAACGACACACTGGCCACCATTCGCGGCCTAGCCCAGGAACTATTAGACGTGCTACCGCCGCCGGACGCGGAGACCACCTATCACGTGGTGGAGGACCTGGCCGGGGATCTGGTGGATTACGTGCAGGAGCTAGACGTGTGGCTGTCCCGGGGCGGTTTCCTGCCTAAGGACTGGGCGCGCAGAGCGGTGCGGACATGAGGACACCGGCGCGGGTGTACTGGCCGGCGCGGGCCACCACCTATCACGGCCGCACCTATAACACGATCGCCCGCCGGATCTGGGGGCGCAGCGCGTTCGTGGACCTGCCGGCCACCACAGACCCGATGCCCGGCCCGTACCGCAAGGGTGTGGTGATGCGCCCATCACGGACCAACCCGTGGGTATTTGACGCCATCGCGGTCGTGACGTGCTGGATGGATGAGATGGAGGAGGAGACATGAGTTACGACGCGAGGGTGGTCATACCGGCCACCGGCCAGATGCACACCGGCCGCAGCTACGACAGCATCGCCCGCCGGGTGTGGGGCCACAAGGCCCACGTGGAGCTGTCGCCCGATCCGAACAGCAGGGTGGGACGCATGCGGCAGGCCGTAGTGCTGCGCCCCTACGACGGCATGCGGCGGATCCTCTGCCATGTACTGGTGTGGACGGAGGGCGGCGATGAGAAGGAATGAGGAGCCAGGGGCATCGGGGTGGGCGCGCGTAATGCGCGCCCACCCACGCATAGTGGACGGTAACTGCGATGATGAGAGTCCTCACCACCGACGACAGGGGTCCAGGTATGGGCAGGCGCATCGCCGGCACCAACTCACAGTCGCTCACGCCAGCAGAGATCCGGGTGCTCCGCGAGTACCTGGGGCTGTCGGAGATGGCACTGGCGGCCTATCTCCAGGTCACCGACCGCACTGTGCGGCACTGGGAGGCCGGGCAGACCACCATCCCGGCCGCCGCCCAGGATCTGATGATCCATCTAGCGGCCCGCACCGCCGAGACAGTGGAGGCGATAGTGCGATCCTCGCCGCTGATGGATCGGCCGCGCCCAGTCCTGTTGACCTTCCGCAGTGATGCGGAGTTCACGGCGGAGCATCATCTTAATGAGCCGGGCCGGCCGCTGCCGGCCTCCTGGCATCGGGCGCTGTGCGCCCGGGTGGCCCACCGCATCCCGGATCTGAGTATCGAGTTCATCGGCGATGTGCCGGCAGAGGAGATTGGTATGTGTGAGATATGAGCACGGGGTTCATTTTCGCCCTGGTGGGGCTGGTGGCGGCGGTGGCCGCCGTCATCGTGTGGCGGCGGTGGCGCGGCAGTGACGGCATGGCCGAGGAGGCGTGGGTGGCTGGTGTCATCGCCGTGGGTGTGGGGGTGCCGTCTGTCTTCGCGCTGGTCATGTGCTGTCTGACGATGGTGGACACCAAGAAGGTGGGGGTGATTACCGCCTTCGGCCGCCCCACCGGCACCCTACCGAACGGGGTGCACGTGGTGGCGCCGTGGAGTGTGGTGACGGAGCTCGATGGGGCTATCCAAACTGACACGCACGCCGGGGACGGTAAAGACGGGGGCTGTACGACGGTGAGGCTCCAGGGGCAGGCCACGGCGTGTGTGGACAACAGTGTCCGGTGGCGTATCCGCCTGGAGGCCGCCGATGCGCTGTTTAGGGACTACCGCGATTTTGACCGCATCCGCGATTCGCTGGTGACCCGGGAGCTCCGGGCCGCCCTCAATGACGTGTTCTCCACCTTCGATCCGCTGGCCGGCATCACCGCCCCCACCGCCGGCCCGAAGGGCTCGGGGCTGGATGGGTTGGGTGAGGCGGTGACCACGAAACTACGTGCCCGCATCGGCACCCAGGTGGAGGTCCTCAACACGATCATTCCGCTGGTGCGCTATGACGGGGGCACCGAGGAGCGTATCCGCGCTTTTCAGGTGGCGCTGGCCGATACCCGTATCGCGGTGCAGCGGGAGGAGACCGCGCGGGCGGAGGCGCGGGCGAATGCGGCACTGGCCGCCTCGGTCACCAACAACACGGGGGTGCTGGTGAGTAAGTGTCTGGATGAGGTGCGCGAGGCCCGCAAGGCCGGCTACGGGCTGCCGGCCGGGTATTCGTGCTGGCCGGGCGGCACCGGTGTGGGCCTCACGGCGGCAGTGAAGTAAGGGAGGGGCGGGACATGGCACGCACGTTTATGGTGGCCGACACGGTGATGGGGATCGAGGCCCGTATCACCACCAGACAGACCGATGAGGGCGCCACCATCGTCAGCCATCTGGAGATGGTCGACACAGACGGCACGGGGCTGCGGTCTGAGTATCTGCGGCTATTTGAGGAGATGGGGCTGGCCCTACCGCCCACGGTAGCCCCTGCGGTGGCCGCACCACCACCGGCGCCGAAACCAAAGGCCGCCCCCCAAACCGCGCCCCGCGCGGTCAGCGGGCGGCTGGGCCGTAAACCGGAGATTGAGCTACCGCCCCCCGAGCAGATGATGGCCGACTACGTCCGCAGCGGGGTGCAGGAGATGGCGGCCATGTATGGGGTGCCCGCTAAGCGGGTGCAGTCCAAAATCAACCGGCTGCGCACACAGGGGTACGACTTCCCGTTCCGGCATGCGCGCCAGGGCAGTAAAACGTCCGCAGCCGCCGCTGCGGCCTCCCCACTATTCAGCGAGGTGACAGATGGCAGGTGACCGGATCAGCCTGGACGCGCAGTTGGCGAACATGAACGCCGACGTGCTGGGCTGTAGAGATCTGGGGCATAACTGGGAACGGGGCGTGACCATGAACGCCACCCTGCTCAAAGGCAAGAAGGTCATCGAGGCCGAACGGGTCCTCAAGTGCATGGGCATGTGCGGGTGTGTGCGCACGGATGTGTTCCGCCGGGACGCCTACGGGGATCTGGTGAAGGTGAAGAATGTGATTTCCTACCCCGACGACTACACCTTTCAGCGTGAGGACCCGGAGGTGCCGGTGGGCCGCGCCACCCGCATGTTGGCGCGGCAGACACTGATGTCTCGGCTCGCACCGGGGCTGGCATGGTGAGCGCACAGTAGAAAACTATTCTCGCCCGATCTTGCCCGGCCATGGCGCCAGGCAAGATCGGTTTATGTGGGCACAATGGTGGGGAGGGGGGTGGTGGGGTGCGCCGGTGGCAGGGTGTGTGTAACGCGACGTGTGCGGCTACGGCCGGTACGGGTGTGACGGTTACCGCTATCACCGACAGCATCCCGTGGGGGGCGCTGGCGGCGGTGGGCGCCTACCTGGCCTCGCTCTGCGTACTGCTGATTCTGCTGTCCTGGGTGTGGTCACGGGAGGAGTAGGGCTGTGGATGTGGAGCCGGAATGGACGTGTGTGCTGTGTCGGGGTGGCGGTGACGGGCGGGTGTGCCGTGGCTGCCGGCGGTGGCTGGGCCGGTGTGTCGCCGAGCTGCCGGGGCTGCTGGCGCAGGCGGTGGAGCTGACCGTGCCGGCCGGCCCGGCGGGTGTGGTGACAGATTGGACACCGCAGGGGTGGCAGGTGCGGGCCGGCTGGTCGGCGCTGCCGGTGCCGGCCGGGCCGACCAGCGTTGCCTCGCGGCTACGCATCTCCGGTAGCCGCCCGCGGCCGGTGCCAGTGTCACTGGAGCTGCTCAACATCGTGGGGCCGGGCGCGACCGCGGTGAGCGATCCGTTCGCCGATCAGTACGGGGAGCTGCCGGTGGCGGTGTGGATGCGGGGTGTGGCCGATGATTGGGCGGCGCTGCGGGGCTGGGCGCACCTGACTGCATCGCACGTCACCGAGGTGGGGTGGCTGGCCCGGCGACTGTCGGCGTGGCTGGACTGGGCGTGTGACCACCACCCGGCCATTGAGTCCTTCGCCGAGGAGCTGTCCCTGCATCGGTCCATTCTCCGCCACGCCGCCGGGGTGGTGCCGCCGGAGCCGGAACACTGTCACGGGGTGGCCTGCCAGCGCTGTAACCTGTGGACGCTGTGGCGGCACGACGGGCGGGTGGAATGCGGTTCCTGCCACCGCATCCTCGACGCTGAGGATTACGACGCGCACGTCAAGGCCCTAGCGCGGGCCGTGTAGCGTGGGGGGTGGCCGCTGGCCGCAGGCGCCCCCGGGGGTGTGGCGCCGAGTCGATAGCCCCGCTGGGCGGCTGTCGCAGCCAGCGGCCACCCACACAGCCCGCCCCGCATCACAGGGCGGGCCTACGACTAGGGGGTAGACCATGCTGACGCTGATCCTCTACATTACCGCCGCCGTGCTGCTGACCCTGGCCGCCCTGAACGTGGCATCCCCGGTCAGCCTGGGCTGGGCGGGGATGCTGTGCTGGCTGCTGGCCGCCGGGCTGCTGCCCGCACTGGGCTGGGTTTAGCCGCCCCCACGGTCGTTGATCACCAGGGCCAGGATGAGCCCCACGTAGCTGCCGGCCAGACCCCCGGCGAAGGTGTGCCAGATGTCGGTAGCGCTACCGCCGGCCAGCCCCGACCACAGCCCCCCGCAGCAGGCAATCAGCAGACCGAGGGCCACGGTGAGCTCGATGGCCAGCCGGAACTTTGTCACTTAGTGCCCTTGTAGTTCAGCACCTGCGCCAGCACATGATCCACCGTCACCAGATCGGACTGTGCGGCCATCACCTCATCGATGTCTTTGTAGCTGTCGGGGTGCTCATCTAGGAGTTGCCGGGCGGCCGGCGCTTTCCAGGTGATGCCTTTCATGGCGGTGTGCAAACTATCGACGGTGAGCTCGGCGCGGGCCTGGGTGCGCGACATGCGCCTACCCGCCCCGTGCGCGCAGGAGTTATACGAGGCGGCCACCCCTTTGCCGCGCACAATGTAGGTGGCGGTGCCCATGCTGCCGGGAATGACACCCCGATCCCCGTCGGCTGCCTTGATCGCCCCCTTGCGGGTCACCCACACCCGGCCATGCGAGGTGTACTCCTGCTCGGTGAAATTGTGGTGACAGTTGATGCGGTCGGCCTCATAGCCGCCGCCGGTGAGCGCGAACAGCACCTCCAGGGCGGTGGCCATCATCTGCTCCCGGGACGCGGCTGCGTACCGCTGACACCACCGCAGGTCATTGATGTAGCGGTCGAACGGCTCGGTGCCCTCCACCAGGTAAGCCAGGTCCGGATCATCCAAACCGATGAACCACTGCCTCATCAGCCCCTTCGCGGTGGCCATGTGCTGCTGGGCGAGCTGATTACCGATACCCCGGCTACCGGAGTGCACCACCACCCACACCCGGTCGGTCTCATCCAGACACACCTCCAGGAAATGATTTCCCGCTCCGAGGGTGCCGAACTGGCCGATGGCCACCGACTGCTGCCGGGCGGTCAGCTCACGGGCCGGCTCGCCGAGCATCCGAAACACCGCCACCGACTGCCCGCCGGCGTGGGCGCCGCCCACCCCGGCGGGGATACGCACATGCAGCATCGACAGCAGCTCCTCCAGGTGGTCACCGAGATGGTGGCTGGTGAGGCTGGTCCGGGAAGCGATCATGCCGCAGCCAATATCCACGCCGACGGCTGCGGGCATCACCGCCCCCCGGGTCGGAATCACCGACCCGACCGTGGCGCCCAGGCCCACATGCGCATCGGGCATCAGGGCCACATGCCCGGCCACGAACGGCATATGCGAGGCACGCGCCGCCTGATCCAGGGCACGATCATCGACATCGGTGGCCCAGGACAGGACCTTCTGGCGGGGCATGGTCGGCATCGGTGTTCTCCGTGATCTGTGCGTGACGGTAGGCGGCGTAAAGCTCACGGTACACATCCCCGATGCTCACCCCGGTCAGCTCCTCCAGCGGCGCGGGCTCCCCGGGAGGGGATCCATCCGTCGGGCGGTACTGCACCATCCAGCCTCGCTGTTGCGGCATCATCGCCTCCTTAACCTGCGCCCGGTGACTTGCCGGCGGTCACGGGTCACCGCCCCACCTCCACGCCAGATACAGCAGCCCGACGACCGAGGCCACCAGCCCGGCCGCCCCGCACGACATCAGCCACTGCCCGGCGCTCACAGCCCCCACCACCAGCGCAGCAGCAGGAACCCGGCCGTCCCGCCCGCCAACGCCAGCAGCCACGCCAGCGGGCCGACACGGGCCGGGGCGCTATGGCGTCCCATCGTTTTCCTTCCGCCACCAGAACACGAACTGGCTACCGTCGGCGCTGTTGCGGCCGGAGAGCTGGTGCAGGCCGGTGCAGCGTTTGGCCGGCAGCGCACAGTACAGGTAGGTGCGGGCCCCGGAGGCCAGCACCAGCGTGAACGGGTACCCGCAGGCGCCGGGCCGGGGGCCGTGCTCACCCACCGCCCCAC